CGATGATGTTCGTGTTGACTATAACGACGTCAGCAAAGGAAGTGTACCCAACACCTAGACTGGCACCTGACTCGAAGCTGCTAGAGGCTACGCCCAGCTTGGTTAGCGTGATACCGCCAGCGGTGTATCCCGTACCCGTTACTTCGTTTGTGGAGGAATACGCCGTGGTGGAAGGGCCGAGGTTGGCGCTAGAAGTGTAAAGCGCGATCTTGAACGTATCGCCAGTAGCGGCTCGGAAGTCGTGGACGCCCAGCAAGACCTCTGCCTTGAAGCTTGTGCACATAGTCTGCTCGATCATTTCGGCCTCGCTACTTAACTGGGTACCGGACCTGCAGGGTCCTGTAGGTGTCTTGTCGGTTCTTGCCTTCCGCCAGCTGCTTCAACTGCACCATGGCCTCGTCGTAACGCTTCTGATACCCGGCAATGACGTCAGGCTCGCCCTTCATGAAGGTGTAGGCTTCCAGCAGGCTGCCATACAAAAGCACGGAGTCGAAGTTGTCGCCCAGCCACGAGGTGTTCGCGGTGGTGATGCTGGTGGGGTAGGCCATGTAGTTGAGGCTGAGCGTGTAGACGGCGTCAGGGGTAGGCCCGAGCAGGAACGTGTCGTCCAGCAGCGCGTAGTATTTCGGCGTGCCCGTGCTGTTGATAACCGGATAGGCCTCGCGGATAAACTCCACGTCCTTGTTGTACAGGAAAGTGTAGGTGTTAGCAGTGGCAAGCACCGCCATGGAGTAGGTAGACAGCCAGTCTGCCGGAGCCGCGACCGTGGACGTGCCATTTACCGTGGAGATGGTCGTGACCTTGCGCTCTGCCAACAACTGCACAGTGTTGTAGATGCGCTGCTCTGCCTGCGTGACAAACGTAGCGATCTGCTGCGCAGACGTCAGCGACCCGCTACCAACACTGGCCGGGAAGTCGTTCTCGACGTACGCTTGGATTGTCGAAGACAGAGTGGTGTAGTTCATGCGCTAGGCCTAGCAGCACTTCGGGTTGAAGTTGGTGCCTTTGGTGGCGAGCTTGGTGCCACGAATGCGCATGGTCTGGGTGTTAGCCACATTGTTGGGATAGCCGCTGGTATTCGGCACCGGCACGCTGATGGGTTTCTTGTTCATATCCGGACCCTCCTAGGTCGTAGTTACAACAACCGTGCCGACTTGGCCCGATGCTTCTAGCGTATTCTGCACCTGAGTTACACCCAGCGCGTTTAGCTGACTAGAGTCTCCTGTAAGCAGGCCTACAGGAGCCCACCCCCAGTAGATGTCCCGGCTACCACCTGATGGCGTCCCGTTGATATTCAGGCCGCTTTGTTCGTACGAGTTGTCAGGCCTTGGGTTTCTCAGCGCCTGCGGGTCGTTGACCGGGAAGAGCCCAAGCTGCAGCTGCGGCTGGTCAGGGTCCCAGCACGTGGGGCAGCACAGGATGTTGGTCAGCTTCGTCTTGATGACGAGGGGCTTCAGCTTGCGCAGCGGGTAGCGTTGACCGCAACGGTCACACTCCGAGATAGCCTTTTTACCAGAAGCAAACTTACTGGGCATGGCAGGCCTAGTAGCTCACACGGGGGGCTAGCCGAAGCGAAGCCTTCTCCCGGTCTTCGTCCGCTGCGTGCTGCCACTGCTCTTCGTACACAGCCTTGAGCATGTCCACGCGGGGCAGCGCTTCAGGGATTTTCATGGCCATGTAGTAGGCCAACCCAGCCACCATGCAGGGCAGGAAGCGGAAAGGGATGTCCTGCGTGTTGTCGCCGTTACCCGCGTCTTGGATGCGGCGGAGCCGCCAGTACACAAAAGTGTAGTAGTTGCTTTGCTCCGGCGTCGGCCAGACGTTGATGGTTGGGTAGACCACGCCTGCGGGGCCAGTGGCTCCAGACTGGCGGTTAATCCACACCTGAATGGGTCGCCCTTGGGCGTTCTTGTTGGGGATGCTCGAATAGGTGTCGACGCTGATGCGGCTGATGTTGATGTCAGTCTGGTTAGCGCCAGTGCTGGTACGAACCACGTGGTCCAGCAGGTCGATGGTGTCCACCGGAAGGTTATACGAGATCGTGCCCTGCGTCAGCGGGATAGACCCCTGCTCCACGGTCCACAGGTTGATGCCTCGGTTAGCCCACTCGATGGACAGCAGGTTCAGGCTGCGCCGAGCCGTGCGCAGGTCATAGCCCGAGCGCACTTCTGCGCCACAGCGCTCGTAGGCCTCTTCCACGAGGTCTAGCACAGACAGGTTGAAGGTTGTGGTGCCGGAAGTGGTCATCTGAACTGTGCCGTTTTCTTGGCGATGCCTTTAGGCTGTTTGACAAACTGCTTGCCCGCCTTGGTGCCTTCGCGTTTGGCCTTGGTTGTAGCGGCATATTCAGAAGACGATAGCGCCTCCCGTGCTTTCTTGGGCAGGTACCGCTCACCCGTTGCGTCCTTGCCCTGTGTGGAAGGCTTGCCGGACTTGGTCCCCCAGTCTTCGGAGGTCCATTTAGACAGAGATTTCTGCGCTTCGGTTTTGGGTCCGCTGTAGCCGCCACCCGACTTCTTGTAGCGTTGAGTGGCTAGCTGTGCCTTGCGGGCAGACCACTGGCCCGGGTCACCACCCTTGCCGCCAGCTTTTACACTGGCGACAATACGCTTCCATTTGGGTTCGTCAGAGCGCGCCACATCACTTGCCCTTCTTGAAGCCCTTCAGCATCTCGGCGAAGCGGGCACGCTGGCCCATCTTGCCCGGAGCCTTGGTAGCAGCAGCCAGCTTCTTGGCGGGGATAGTCTCGCCCTTCTTGACGCCCATGGACTTACGCAGGGCACCGGGCTTCTTGATGGCGTCTTTGATGAAGTTGTTCTTTTTCATGGCTCAGTAGCTCTTCCCTTTGGTTTTGCCACGCATGACGCAACCGTCGCCGCGCACGCTGCCGCCGGAAGCGTAGTTGGTCTTTGGTTTGCGCGCAGGCTTCTTCTTGGAAGCCATCTTGTCTTTGGCTTTGCTGGCGAAGAACGGCATGTCGCTGCCGACGTCGCCACCGCGCTTCATGCACGACGAACCGACCTTGCCACCGCGCTTCATGCCGGGGGCTTTTTTGGCGGCTGCCATTTCCTCTTCTTCGTCCCGACGACCCAAACGCCCCAGCAGGGCTGGCACACCGCCGCCCAGCAAGCCGCTAGTCAAACCTTCGCCAGTGATAAGACCGGCCAGCGGGGAGATGTCGCCCATCTTGAACCCGCGAGACTTCTTGCCTTCGTCTTCCATTAGCAGTTCTTCCCTTTGGTTTTGCCACGGATAACACATCCGTCGCCAACAAGCCCACCAGCCGCGAACTTGCCGCGTGGTTTGCTAGGCGGCGTCCCCTCGTCGTGACCGTGATAGTATGGCTTAACGTAGTTGGGTCCGCCCTTTTGGGCTTTTGGCTTAGCGACAAACCCGCCCTTGTTAAAACGCGGGGCTCGCGGTCTCTCGCGAAGGATTTCACTGACCCTAGACTCTCCGTAGCGCCTGTCGGGCCTGACAAAAGCCGGGCCAGCTTCGCGCATAAACGTGGGGCTGCGAGCCAGCAGGGAGTCTACCCGGTGCATGCCGCGCCGGTCTTCAATGTTACCGCCCCTGCGGCCCTTCTCCCATTTCATGTCAGTCTCCTAACGCCAACGTTCCCGACAAGTAGTTCGCGGCTAACTCTAACAGACTTGGGTCGTCCCGGAAATGCCCTAACCCACGATTACAGTGGTGGCAAAGCATGCCCCTAACGACCCCTGTTTTGTGGTCGTGGTCTACAACAAGGGGCTCCACCGCGTCGCAAATAGCGCACTCTTTGTTGGTCATCTTCAAGTGCTTGAGCGCTTCGTTGCTGATGACGCCCCTATGCTTCCCACGGCAGGTCTCGCTGCGGTACCTAGAACGACAAGTACGGCACCAGCTGTCGAGCCCGGATTTTGTCTTGCTGTGCGGTGGGAAGTGCTTCTTGTCCGCGACCTTAACTATTTTGCACCGTGTACAAAGTTTGGTCGCGGGGAGCATGTCAACACTTCCACGCGCGGAGAGATTTGTTAATGCGGCTGTTGGGGTCGTTGGCCGTTTTAGCGCTGGTCAACTTCTTCTTCATACCCGTCATTCTCGCACAAAATGACTTTTTGCGCGGGCCACCTTCTGGTTGCGGGGCCTTGAGGCCCGGCTTTCCCGGGTTGGCACGGTTGTAGGACGCGCGGCCTTTGGCGTTGAGGCCACCGGCCTCCGCCTTACCTTCCTTGCGGGTCCATGCAGGGGTCTTGGCCATTGCCTTTCACTCCGCTGCCAGCGCCACGGCTGGTTCAGCCATCATGGGGTACAGGACGTCCTTGCCGAAGTCGCCCATGTATTCTTGGACACCCATGTGGCCCAGCTTGATCGTCGGGTCGACCCACACTTCGTAGCCGTGTTCACGGGCGCGGTCGCAGAACAGGAAGTCCTCGCCCATGTAGCCCTCTTCGGTGACCTTGAAGTCGAACACGGCTGACAGCGTAGCGTCAGTACGTGGGTCGTAGTAGTTCCACTCGGGGTGGGCTTCGACCAGCGTCTCGAACACGTCACGGCGCACCAGCATGAAGGCCGTGGCCACGCGCTTGGCGCGGACGAGACCCATGGCATCCATGGTCAGGGCGTTGTCCTCATCGTGGTCCAGAGCCATGATGTAGGTAGCCTTGCTCTCGCGGACGCGCGGGACGCCAGCCACGATGCCCTTCTTGGGGTCAGACCCCCAAGCCATGAGACGGTAGATGTCCTCGGGCACGAAGTTGATGTCGGAGTCGATGAACAGCAGGTCGGTGCAGTCGGTCTCAAGGAAGTCCTTCACCAGCAGGTTGCGCGCACGCGACACCACGGAGCATCCGCAAATGCTACCGATCTGGATGTTGATGCCATGTTGCGGGGCGGACTGCGCGAAGCGGGCCAGCGAGATAGCCAGCTTTAGGGAGACTTTGAAGTCGTAGGCAGGCAGCGCAATAAATACGCTCCTGCCCACAAGGTCGTAGCTCTGTTCAGTCACATATCACCCGTAGAAAACAACAGTCGACGCAGTGTTGGAGACAGTGCCGTACAGCGCACTTTCGGCCAAGATGCCCTCGCCGGGCAGGATGATGTAGATGTAGCCGCAGTCAGCCACCGCCGGAGTGTTCATGACAAACAGTGTCTCACCGCCGTTGCCGTTGGTGATGGTCACAGACCCTGCCGCAGCCCCGCAGATGGCGTAGATGGCCTTGATGCGGGTCCGCGTCATGTTGTTGTCGTTCTGGTCCTTGAAAGAACCAGTGGACGCCAGCGGCTTGGTAGCCTTGATATCATACTGCATGCCCATGGCCCTTGTTACGCGGAGGCCGGGAACTGAGCGCCGTTGTCTGCGCGCTGCACGTACTCAATGGTGAGGATGAAGCGACCAGCACCGAGGGTGCCCGTGCCGACCACGTCGCGGATGTAGACGGTGGTGTCTGCGCTGGTAGACGTCTGCCAAGCCAGTTGGGTAGCGGCGGTAGCCGTGCCACGGAAACGACCGCCAGCCGTGGTGGCGACAGCCGCCATAAGCTGCGCACCGCCCGAAGCGGTACCTACCGAGATAGTCGTGGTGCCCGTAGTGGCGGCGACGACCTGATCGACGATGATGTCGATGATCTGCGAACCAGCGGGGATGATGAAAGCCGCAACGTCATAGTTGCCGGTGGTGGTGCCGGTCAGGTCACCCGAGTCGTACGACTGCGCGAGGGTGGCGAGACCGGTGTTCCGACCAGCGCCTTCTTTGACAGTGCCAGCGCGAACCGGGCCCGAGAAAGTCGTGAAAGCCATCTTATTTCCTTACATACAAGATAGGCTCACTGGTCGGTATGTCGTCTAGCCGGGGCTAGTCCAGTGCGCCGGTTTACCCGGAGTAGGGGCAGTATACAGAAACTGTACACCAGAGAAAGGGGCTACGCTTCGCCCTTGGTTACCGGCGCGCCTTTAGCGTCGAGTAGGACGATCTGGGGTTTCGGGAGCGGGAAGCCTTCGGGCCAACGCATTTCAGACAGCCGGTTTTTGGGGATGCGGGTAATAGAAACCGCGTCACCTTGGTTGCCGCCGAGCACATGCAGGTGGGTGGCGTCCTCGCCGACATAGAAACCCACGTGGCCACCGCCCTTGCGCGTGAAGACGAGGATACAGCCGGGGCGCGGGTTGAGGAGCTTGCGACCCCACTTACCCCATTCCGACGCGCGCACAGCGATTGGAGGCGGCACGAAGCCGCAGTAGTCCATGACGTAGGCCACATACAGACCACACCAAGGGAGGGAGTCGGCGGTGTAGGGGATGCCGAGGATTTTGGCCCCTAGCTTCTTGCCCCAGCCCATGATGGTCAGGTTGCTGCCCGACCCCGGTACTTCCCGAATGCCGAGCAGCGACCGGGCGAAGTCCATCCAGTAAATCATGGTTTTTTCCAACTTGCGACGATACGGGCGATGTCCGAGGCCGAGGCCCCTCCCATATACATCAGGGCAAAGAAAGCTTGTGACCCGATCAAGGCCAGCGCCACGTCACGCAGTGGTCCGCCTTCGATCAGTTTGAAAACGATAAAGCCCAGCAGCAGCGTGGTAGCAACGACGTAGCCAATGGTGACCCAGCGTCGCCACTGGAACGAAGGCTCGGGAAGGGGGTCTTGGTTGTCGGTCATCGCTGTTCGCCTCTTTCGATGCGGTCCAGCTGCTCCTTCATGGCCTTGGTACGCTCATCCAAGCGCGCCAGCGTGCCGTCAGCGAGGGGAACCACAAGACGTTCTAGGTTGGCGACGCGCTGGCTCAGGCCGCCCGTCCAGAAAAACATCGTAGCCGTGTTAAGCGCCAACACGACGATGACCCCAACCATAGACCAGTTAAGTTTTCGGGCGTCAGAATGCAGCGTCATCTGCGGGTCACTCGTTTTGGGGTTTGTTAAAAACCCCCGCCGTTTCCAGCGGGGGTTTTCAGCGCCAGTGTTAAGCGCCAGCCGAGCCGTACATGCCCAGCGGGTCCGACCAGCCGAAGCTGTAACGCTCGCGGCTCTTGTACCGGACGTTGCCGGTGTCGAAGTCGCCGTCCATCGAGTTGGACATCGGAGCGCGGACGAAGTGCTTCAGGCCGTTCGGCACGTCGGTGGTCAGGAACCACGCGTCGGCGTCGGTCAGGAAGTGGTTGACCGCGTAGCCGCCCGGGATGGAGCCGTTCGACTTGAGCGCGTTGATGTCGTTGTCAGCGGTGCCGACACGCAGTTCGGTGTCGAGCAGTCGCGTAGCGACGAACATCAGGGCCGGAGGAAGAATGAGCTTCTTCGGCTTGGCCGCGATCAGGAGACCGCGCTCGTCCGACCAGCCAGCGATCTGAATGACGGCGGCTTCCAGAGAAGTCTCGTTCAGGTCGGCAGCGGTGGACGGGATGTTGGAGTTGACACCGCCCGAAACCAGCGGGTGCGAAGCGCTGAACAGGGCCACGCCGTCGCCACCGGGGTAGCTGGCGGAGAAGCCGTTGTTCAGAACCGAGGCAGCCTTGGTCTGCTTGGTGTACGACATGGCACGGGCCAGAGCCTTGGTGTAGCGCGAAGACAACGAAGCATAGAGGTTGTCCTCCACGGCTTCCTCGGTCAGCGAGAAACCCAGTGCGATGGTCTCGTGGTTGTAGCGAGCGGTGAAGGCTTCCTGCGCGTTGTCATACGCGATGGCAGAACCTTCATTCTTGACCGGAGCAGCCGAGAAGCCCGACAGCTTGGTCTCTTCCTCGAAAGAGCGTTCCGACGACTCCGTGTCGAAAATCTCCTTATGCTCTTCGCCGTACCGCTTGTACTCCAGACCGAACAGAGCGTTCAGTCCCGGAAGCAGTTCTTTGAGGAGTTGTGCGCGTGAAATAGCCATTGGTCACGTCCTCCTTAGACGCCGGTCGGGTTGTTGTACTGGTGCATACCAGCGTTCCACTTGACGATGACCTCGGTGTACGAAGCCGGGTTAACGGCCAGCGCAGTCTCGGGGACGACGTCGATGATACGAACCGGCAGGGTGCTGGCCGTAGCAGTGGTGGAGCTGATCGAAACCCGCGAGTTACCGTTGGTGGTGTTACCCGCCGTCTGGATGAGCGCGGAGTTTTCGCCGACGACAGCGCGAGAAACGTTGCCGATGGTGCTGGTTCCGGCAGCCGTTACAGCAACCTTGAACAGCGCGTTCGGGTCATCAATGACGTAAGCCATGATGTCCGCGATGGCGAGACCGCCCGGGTAGAACTGGCGGAACGTCTTGCCGAAGGTCGGGTCCGTGTAGGAGCAACCGAGGAAGACACCGACCGGCGTAGCGGTGGCAGTGCCAACGTCTTTGCCGAGGGTGCCGGTAGAGCCCAAGTTCACGACGTCACCGTTGAAGATGGCCGTAGTCGAACCGGAAGCGATGGGGATGAGTCGGGTAGAACCCGCGAAGACTTGACCACCGATCAGGTTGATCGGGACAAGGCCGTACGGGGCGTCAACTTGGGGGTATGCCATTTAAGGCTCCTAGTTATTTGCCTTTGCCAAAAGAGGCCGAAGACTTCCGTTCAGCGAACAGAGGCATCCTCGGGTCGTTCTCACGCATGAAGTTGTTGTCGACCGACTCCATCTGGGCGCGGGTTCTGTCGCCATAGTAGGCGGCGCGCTGTTCGACGAACTCGACGGGCATCTTGCAGAGCAGGAGGCCAGCAACTTCTACGTTGTCTTTGAACCGGCTGCTGGGGTCGACCATCATCTTGAACTGCGGTTGTTCTTCGATGCGGACCGGCTCCCACCCTTCGCGCGTCTTTGCAGACATGTTCTGGGCGTCAGCGGTTCCTTGCAGAGATGCGCGCACCCAACGGTATGCGTATCCCGGCTGCTTGTCGGGCTCAGGCAGCGTTGCTGCCGGTTGCCACGACTTGGGGCGTTCGGTGGTTGCACGCGTTTCAACTTCACGCGGTGCACGGTTCTGTGCGGGGGTAGCGCCGTCCAAGATGTCAGTCATTGTTGTTCTCCAGTTTGATAGCTTCCCGGGCGTACTGTTCAGGCGTCAACCCGAACTTCTTGGCCAGAGCTACTTGCGACTTGGTGAGTACGACCTTACGGGAAGCAGTGCTTCGCGTAGCCGGAGCAACGACCGTCGATGGACGTCGTTTGTCGCCCTTGGCGGGCTTTGCATCCCCGAAATACTCCGGGAACCTGCGCTGCATCGTCGTATCGACGGCGCGCCAGTATTCGTCAGACCCGACAAAGGACTTGCCGTGCTGTTGCTCAAGCTTTTGGTGAAGCCCGAGAGCGGCGGCGGTCATCTCAGCGTCGGTACCCCACCACGTATTGCGCTTTTGCCACGCTTCCGTCTTAGGGTCCACACGCTGCGGTGCCGGAGCAGCTTGCGGTTGGTATACTTGCTCCACAGGCTGCTGTAAAGACGGTTTGTAGTCATTAAGCTGCTGAGTTCTTAGGGCCGCAGCAGTGATGCGTTCCTGTGCAGCAACCAGACCTTCGCTGTCTCCAGTCTCGTGGGCCGCGATGTAGTCACGGCGGGCAGCAGCCATGTCACGGTCAGCTGCAATCTTGTAGCTGTCGAGCAGCCGGGTTTCCCCTACTGACAGCGTGTTTTTCAGGGTGCGGTTTTCATCGAGCACCCGTCTGGCGACGTTAATCGCCTCTTCCTGTTCACGCTGGACGCGTTCCTTCTCGCGTCGCTCGTCGTGCCACACCTTCTTCAGCTGCTTCAGCCGCTGTTTGACCTTCTCGCTGTATTCGCCGAGGTCGTCTGCCTCAAGCTCGTCAACAAGCTCCTTCGGCATGGGGGCGCGGTCGCGGTCTTCCTCGGGGGTATCATCGACTTCCTCGATGTCTACCGCCTCGTCTTCGATTTCAAAGCCCTCGAAGTCGTCGTCTTCTTCGTTGTCTGTGTTGTTAGGGTCGATCATGTGCGCCTCCTTGGGGCGTTGTTTGCTTAAGCGCGCTTAATGCCGCGCGGGTCTTCGACCACAGCTTCCACTGCGTCGTCGTTGATAATCCGGAACTCCATGCCGTGGATTTTGACACGGGTACCTGCGTGCGGGCGCACGAGGACGAAGTCGCCTTCCTTGCACCACGGACCTGACGGGAACCGGGTCTTGTCGCCGTAGCAGTCGGGTCCAAGCTTGACGACGAACAGCACCGTGGTGAGCAGTTCCTCGTTGTGCATCGTGATGTCCGCCTTGAGCAGGCCGCTGTCGTAGGCCTTCTCGATCTGCGGGATGCTGCACAGGATGCGGTAGCCACTGGGGTCGGGCAGTTGCTTCGCCGCCCTAGCAGTGGCCTCTTCACTGACGGGTTCGTCGTTGCTGTAGTGTTCTGGAAGGATAAGTTTTGGCTTAGCCATCATCGTTCTCCATATACTCTGTGACATCCATCATGATGCCTTTGGCAAGCAGGTAGCCCCGGACGATGCCGCAGCGCCACTTGTAGTCCCCGTAGTCCGTTGCCTTGCCTTCACCCAGCTGGGTGCTGGATTTGACGATCTCCTCGTCAATACGAACTACGATCTGTCTAAGGACACTGCTGTCCATTAGTTATCTCCTTTTGCGGGCTCTGTTTGCGGAGCCACGGGTTGTTGGTTACGCACTTTCATGGCTTCGGTTTCCTTAGCCACGTCTACCCCAAGGCGCATGCCTTCCAGCTTGTCCTTGGACTCCAGTTGGCCCTTGGCCGTGGACACCTTCGCCCCGACCTGCAGGCCTGCGATACGCTCTTGTGCAGCGATACGCTCGCGCTCGATGTCCAGCTTGTCCTTGGACTCGGCGGCGTCGATAAGGACCTTCTGCTGCTTGATCTTGCTGTCGGCCTCCTTGACGGCGACCTCCCTGCCTTTCAGCTGAAGCTCGACCTGCTGCATTTGCACGATGGGGTCCTGCGCTTGCTGCTGGGCTTGCTGCTGTTGTGCCTTCTGTTGGCTTTCCTTCAGCACCTTGGATGCCGACGCTGCCGCCAGACGGGAAATCTCCAGTTCGGTGGCCTCGTCCATCTTGGCGTCCGGTGCCGGGTAAGGCACGCCAGCCGCATCCTCGATCTTCTTGCGGTAGGCGAACGCCACGTGTTCCGAGATGTGCGCCGCCATAGCGGCCATCATGGACTGGGCGGTGGGGCTTTGACCCACAACCTTCTGGATTTCCGGGTCTTGAATAGCCGCCATGTGGACGGCGATGTGGGCGTCGTGGTCTTGGTAGATAAACGCCTTGACCGGCTTGCCGTTGATAATGTTCATGTTTTCCGACACCGGGTCGGTCGGCGTCAGGTCGTCGTCGATGGGGATGAGCTTCTCTGCGTTGCGCACGCCCAGCACGTCCAGCATCTGCCGGTGCAGGTAAGGCAGGTTGTAGAGTTGCGGAGCCCCTTGGGCCATCTGCATGACGGCTTGGTACTGCACGACCTTCTGCGCCATCGTAGCAGCGTTAGGGTCGCTTACCGGGATGACATCAACCGCGTCGTAGTCGTCCTTCTTGGCGCTGCGCGTGCCATCCTCGGGGTCATACTGGTAGTCGTCCGAGGTGTAGTCCCGGATGATGTCCTTGAGCAGGCGGAACTCTTGGCGCATCGAGTAGTGGATGCGCGCCTGCACGGCGGACATGACTTTAAGCGTACGCTCAAGGATAGCCAGCGTCGTGCCCACGGGCGACTGGGCGGACATATCACTGACCTTGAGGTCAGCAGCGCTGGCGAACCGACGCCCCTCGTCCACGATAGTGCCCAGCAGGGTGTACAGAACCTGTGAGGGTTCTTTGTATGGGAGCGGCATGATGTTGTCGCGCATGGTCCCGCTGGCCACGTCCACGTCGCGCCACTCACCCGGACCGATGGGGGTGTCGTCACCCTTGACCCGCAGGCCTTTAGTCTTGAAGCCACCCGGCAGGTTAGACAGGGTGCCCGCGTCCACCAGCTGGCGGATAATCGCCGTGCCGGACTTTGCAAAGGCACCGATCAGGTGGATGAGGCCGAAAGCGTAGAAGCCAAAGCCCGGGATGTAGGAGTAGTGGACGAAGTGGTTGCGCTTGGTCTTGTTCTCGTCGTCAGGGTGCCAGTTGCGGCGGATGGCGAGGATAGTCTGCGTGCCCTTCTCGATAGTGACGACGTAAGGCAGGGCGATGCCTGTGGGCTTGCCGTCGTCCTCGTCCTCATAACCCTGCAGGTCCAAGTCGACGTGCATCTCCAGCAGCTTGTAGCGGTCGTCCGACGACGCGCTGAACCCCATCTGCTCGGCGATCTTCTTCTCCACCTCGTCGAAGTTGTCGGAGGGGTCAGCAAGCTCGACATCACGGTAGAAGCCGCCCTTCTGCAGCTTTTTCACCTCGTTGGGTGACTTGCGCATGACGTGGGTGACGCGCTCGCTGGTCTGCAGGTTAGACGCCCCGTAGGGCACCACCACGTCCTCTGCCGGGATGAACTGCGACACCTGCCGCTGCAGCGAGGGGTCGTAATAGACCTTCTTGAACGCATTACCCGCCAGCCCAAGGCCCCACAGCATGCGCTCATGCTCCGGGCGGTACTCCACCATGCGCTCAGTCAGCTGGTAGTTCATATCTACCTGCACGCGCTCGGCGGCGTCCTTCTTGTCCTGCGTTTCCTTGCCGATGATCTGCGTCTTGACCGGCCCCGCAGCGGGGAAGGTCTCCATCATGGTCTCGGCTTGGAACTTGACCAGCGCTTCGCTCAGCAGCGGGTGGTACACCCCGCACGCGCCGGGCCACGGCTCCGTACGCTCCTCGATTTTCATGCCGAGAAGCTCCAGACCGTCGACGTAGGTCTGTATCCAGTCCTTGCGGGAACTGATGTCGTCGTCAAACTCGCCCAGCAGGTCACCGGCTAGAGACTCAAGAACGCTGTCGTCCATGTCCTCGGCGAGGTTCTCGTTGAACTCCTCGTCCTCCGCCTCATCATAGGCGTCGTCCATGTCCTCGGCTTCCTCGCGGTCGATCTCGATCTCGATCTCCAGCACGGGCTCGTCGCCACCTAGGTCTTCCAAGAAGTCTAGGCCCAGCGGGGCTTGGTTCAGCGCCTTGTCGATGTCGGCCATCAGTAATATCCCTTGCTGCGGTTACTCTTGAAGTAACGCACTTCTTCTGGCTCGTCGAGATTAGTGCTAATGTAGCCGCCCTTGCGGAACCGCATGAGGGCCATGGATGTGCTGTCGACGAAGTCGTCGTGGCTACCCGCCGGGAAGCTGGCCACCTCCTCGATGACCTCCTCGGCCCAGTGGGTGTTGGGTGCCCAGACCCTGCCGGAGGCAAAGATGTCACTACAGGCGTTGAGACGACTAATCTTGTCGTTGCCCTTAGTAGGGGTAAAGTCCTGTACAGGGATGCCCATGGCCCGCATCTCGTAGACCAGCGGTGCACCGGAGGCCTTTTTCTCGATGATGACGCTGTCCGGCTGCCAGTCGTTGTACTCCTGTATCGCCTTCTGCTTCAGGCGCGGAAACTCCATGCGCTCCCGAAAGGCGTTAAGCAGGATGATGTTAGCCTGCTGCGTACCCGTGTCCGGGTCATCCTTGTAGAAAACACCCCAAGTGGTAAGCGCCGAATAGTCGGACCGCTGTGACTTCTCGAACGCCGTATCCCACGACTGCAGGGTGAACTCGATCTGCGGCGGGTCCTCGTGGGGCCACTTCTGCCACCATTCGCGCTTGATGATGGCGCTGGTGTCGCTGGTTGGCTGCTGCTGGTACTGCGCCATCCACTTGGAGTTCGGCAGTTCTTCCTTCAGGGCCTCCAGTTCCTTCAGAGGCCAGAACTCGGGCCACGTCGGCTTGCCTGACGGCAGGATTGCCGGAAACTCAATGACCTCCCAGTCCTCGCCACCCCGTTGTGCAGCGGCTTCCAGCACACGCCCTACGAGGTCTCGTTTGGACCAGCGCGTCATGATGATAACGATAGCCCCGCCGGGCTGCAGGCGCTGTCTAGGGCCGGAAGTGAACCACTCGTAGGTCTTGTCGTAGATTTCCGGGTTCACCTCGGCCAGCGCAGCCTCTTGTTCAGAGTGCGGGTCGTCGATGATAAGCACGTCAGCGCCCTTGCCGGTGACGGCACCCGAGATACCAATGGCGAAGTAGTCGCCGCCTGCACTGGTGTTCCAGCGTCCAGCGGCCTTGGAGTCGGACTGCAGCTGCAGATCAGGGAAAACCTTGCGGTAGCGGTCGGTGTCAACGAGGTTACGCACCTTGCGCCCGAAGCCCACGGCCAACTCGGCGGTGTGTGACGCTTGGATGACCTTTTTGCCGGGATGATTGCCCAAAAACCATGCGGGAAGCAAAAAGGAGCCGAACTCCGACTTCGTATGTCGTGGCGGCATGCAGATGATAAGCCGCTTCAGGGTGCCGTTATTCACCCGTTCGAAGGCCTCGCCGATGATGTTGTGGTGCCTGCCGTCGATAAACCCGGGCCACATCTTCTTGACGAACGGCACGAACTTCTTCTGGGCCTGCTCCTGCTCCCGCATCTCGGTGAGCTTGTCTAGTTCAGCCAACAGCTGCTCTTGCTCCCGCACAGTCAGCAGCGGGAGGACTTTCTCGATGTCTTTTAGCGAGGTGGCGCTGTAGCTCACTCCGCACTCTCGGGGGCGGCTGGCCTACGCTTGGCTACGGGTGGTGCTGGCTCGTCGAAGATGTCGTGTGTTGGCTGTCTTGGGGTTACGTCGATGATATTTGCGTTCATCAGGCGCTGGACCCGGTCGCGGATGGCACTTTCTAGCTCGCCGGGGCTCTTGTAGTTGATGGTAACTTCACTGCGCTCGGTAAACAGGCCGATGTCGGAGTGCCTGCCCAGCAGTTCCAGCGCCTTCAACTCGTATTTGGTGTCGCCGCAGTCGGCGATCTCGACCAGTTTGTTGGTAATGGCTGTACGGATACCCGCCGCGTCCATCGCTAACTGGCTCCCGTAGGTCCGCAGGAAAGCCGCTGTAGTCAAAGCCATTGCGGGGTCGCGCAGCGCAGCAGCGTCCCGGGTTTTCATGGCCTCCGTGAACTTCTTGTCGTGCTCTTTGGCAAAGTCGAGGTCTGGTTTCACGCCCAGCGCAGCGCCCAGCACCTGCTGCATCTCAGCAGTGTTCCCTGCCACCGCCATTTCCTCAAGAAACGACCCTGTCAGGTCGTCGCTGACGTCATAAGGGACGCGGTGTTCACGTGTGGGCTCTATTTCGACCACTGATTTGTCTTTGTGTAAGCAGCTGCAAAGCAGCCCCAGTGGTCCCGCTATACCCGTAGACTTTGAGTTTAGGCAAGTGTCGCGAAAGTTTTAGATGCGCACACCTGCTGCGCGATAAATCCGGTCAGCTACGGCAATGACAGTCTTCCAGAACAAGCGCATGGCGCACCTCCAGTTGGTCCTGAAAAATATATACCCCCCGGGGGTCTGGTTTTCAATATGTGACGGGGGGGTTTCCTATGTTAACTGGGTGGGTTGGCTTTGGGCAGGGGTAGTTGTTTGTGCAGATTACTAAGTAAGCGCGCGTGCCGGAGTCCCAACTGCCATTCAGGGGGGTGCCCCCTCGCCCCGTCCCGCCGCGCTATGACGGATTGACCCCCCTCCCCCCTCCCGTTTCCTCAATAGTTTCAACGGGTTAGCCCATACAGATTTGTATGGTTTGACAATGTCATCCCCTTCCCCCATACCTATTGAACCGGCGGCGACCCGCCCCGGCTTTTGAAAGGGACTACACGCTATGACGAACAAGACGCACGAAACCGCCGCCGCTAAGTCCGAGCGCGCCGAAGCTTCGCTGGTCGAACAGGCCGCCAAGCTTGGCGCAAGGGAAGGCGCTGGCTTCGGTACCGGCTATGGCTCGCGCATCATCTTCGCACGAGCCATCCGGAACAATCCGGACTACGGACGCGGTTGGCACCTCCTCACCGCCAGCAATAGCAAGGGGAACGAAGTGTCCCGGTTCGCCATGGTCGCTTGCCTCAAGGCTTCGTTTGAGGACGCATTCCAAGCGGCGGCGGAGGCAAAGGGGCTCACTGAAAAGCTTGCCAAGGACGGTGCCCGGTCCGCATTTAGCTATATCAAGAACAAGGTCGCCAAGGACCTTGAGGCGGAGGAAGTCGCCCGGGAAATCGCTGTCGCCCTGCAAGCTCGCATCGACGCTGGCGAGGACGTCGCCGCCATTCAGGCGGAGGCGGAGGCGGAACGCGGTGCGAAGAACCGGACCGACGTGATGGCCAATATCCTCAAGAGCGCTTCGGCGGACATGGTCGCCGCCATGGTGATGCGTCTGGACCGCGACGCGATGGAACTGGACGCGGACAAGAAACTGGACAGCGTGATCGCTTCCTTGACCGACGTGGTCTGGGAACTGGGTGGTGACGAAGCCACGAAGGCGGCGGAGGAACTGGCGAAGAAGAAGGCCAAGGCCAAGGCTCCCATCGCCTAACCCTCCCCGCCTCCCCTACTGGACCCCGGACCGAAAGGTCCGGGGTATTTTTTTGCCCGGACCCCGGCCAC